CTCCTGTAGTGTATCATAAACCTGTATGAGTTGTCCAGGTGTCTCATAGTAACCAGCAAAACGAACACCATCTTTGTAAAATACGGCACCGAAGTATTCACGACCATCAACATATCCAGTTCTCTTAAGTCCAACGAGATCTGTGACCTGCAGTATTTCATCTGGATCAACGTCAAGAGGATCTCTGCGAACTCTAATAACAGGTCTAAATCTAGAGTTTACACCAGTGGAAGATGATTGGAAAATGTTTGGATAACCTGTAGTAATAATAGGTGGAGTGTCAACTGGTAAATTAGATCCAAACTCAGTTAAATTAGGATCGAAACAAATCTTTGACCCATCTTCTTTAATAATACATATTTTATCATCTGGACCATAATTAGATCCGCCAGTAGTGGGAATTAATCGTATGATTTCAAGCACAACAGGATAACCAGGTCCAGGAGGAGTTTTATATCCATTTCCAGGTTCTAATGGAATAATTTCACAAACTTTTCCAACTCCTTTTGTTTCAAGTGGACATGGTGGTGGAATAAGAATAGCAGAGATTCCTACAGGATTTTTTCTCCAGGATCTTTCTCTGGGAACAGAAATATTAGCATCAATATCAATGATGGCATTGAAAACGGTCGGGTTAATACGGAACGGTTGCTGAATATCAGCATTACTAAGTTCCATCACAACTTTTCTCTTGCCTTCATTTGCGGTAAAGAAGAATTCTTTAACACCCTCTTCAACTTCAACTGCAGAGACATATTCATTATCAATTTTAACTCTTAAGTTATCATCCGCCTCACATCTAATTCTATATCTACCAGTGAAGGGGAAATTCACATCCTCCCACTTCATAATCCATTTAGTACCAATAAAGTTAGCAAGATAATCTCGATCACTCTCGAATCTTGGAGTAAGGAAAGGACCTAATTTTCCTTTTCTATATGAAGCAAGTTCGGGTCCAGAATATTTGACACCTCGCTTCGTTGTACCACCAGATAATCCTCTACCTGAAACTGGTTTGGCACCGAGATCAATATTTTTTGTATCATCCCCTCTTTTAGAAAGTTGATTTACTGTATTGCTACCAAACTTAATGGTTTTTATTTGCTCACCTTTTCTAATTCTTGTTTGTCTAAAAGTCTCACCAGCAACTTTTAATTCACCAACTGCCTGACCATTACTACTTGGAGACTCACTCCATCCTAATCGGAGAGTAACATTACCATTACCCTTTACAATTAATTGTTTCCCGTCTGGACTGAACTTGGCACTTACTCCAGGTGATGTTGATTGAATTGAAAACCGAGCGTCCGTATCATTCTGGAAATCAGCATCTGTAAATTCAATTTCTTTATTTGAAACACCTCCAGGGACAATTTGAGCACGAGGACCCCTATTCTTTGTTCCTGGTGCTGCTACTTGAATTGGAAAAGTTTTTGTTCCAGTTCTTGACACACTACTTCTCGTAAGTTTCACACCATTAATAATAACTCCTGAGATAGCAATTCCTTTATTATTTGGATCATCATTCCATTCAAGTCTTACCTTGATATTTCCTTTACCGGAAATTTTTCTCCCATTCGCAGAGAAAGTTGCATCACCAGATAGAATTCTCAAAGTTGCATTCGTGTCATTACCACCCCCATCTAACATCCTGACAGTTTTTCTATCACCACTAACATTAAGTTTTTTGTTTCTAGGATGTAGATCAATGTAAACGACATCATAATCATTATTCTGTGTCACAGGAATTCTCTGCTCAACTGCCCAGTCAGCAGTATTAAATATAGTCTTCTGAATTCTCTTCTGCTTAGTTTGTGCTCTGTTTTCAACCTCAACTGTAATAGTATGCTTACCTTTGGTTAAAGGAAACTTAACAGTTTGTGGAAATTCTGATCTAAAGTTTTCAAGAGTTTTGTTAGAACCTATGAAATTTGCTTCTGGAAAATATCCACCTTGAAGAATGACTTTACCATCGACCAAAATTCTTCCACCATTATCAACGGTCCCCTTCATTCCATAGGTCCCGTCGTATGGAGCGTCTAAGTCCCATGAATTAGAAAATATGATACCACCTTGAGCAGTTCCTTTTGTAGCAAGAGGTGGAATAGGAGACACTGCAAAACGATTCATGAATTTAGACCATGACTTTGATCCATCACTGAATCTGTGAGTAACAGGCCACCAAGTTTTCTCTCCACCAGGAAATCTAGTAGACCAGATAGGATTGTTAGGACATCTACCTGGAGCTTTAGGAATTGGTTCCTGTGGAATAGGAGGGAGTGGAGGATCAATTTTTAGGGCAATACCCATTGGATTTTGATTCCAACTTCTCGTTGTTGTAACCTCTTGAACTTCAGGGCGTGGAGTTTTGATTTGGATAGCGATTGCCATGGGATTCCCCTTGGCAAGAGGTTTTCCTGGAATTTGTTCTAGTTCTACACGGATTCTATACTTTCCCTTTTTAAAAAATCTAACGTCATTACTTTTTCCAGTGCTAGCCCCTTGAGCAAATCCTTGCTTCTCAATGATGACTTCATCACCACCTTTCTCAACACTTCTCAAACCATTACCAATCGCTTTCTTTCCTCTACCTTCACGATTACCGATGAATATTGTAGCATTATCATCAACCATGGAAGTGATGGTGTAATTACCATCCACCGGAAAATCAACGTGTTCCCATCTAATTACATGAACGCCAGCATAAGAATCAGTAGAGGCATTTGGTTTCTGTGGATACTTTTTGACAACTTTAATAACTTGGTTCTGTTTGGTTTCATACCTAGCATCTAACTCCTGAAGAATTTTTACGTTGGTAATTTTAAGCAATCCATTTTCATCATATCCATTTTTAATGTCATCATCGAAACCAACTGTAGTTTTGTCGATTGATTTGAAACCAGATGTTGGACTACCACCAAGTACTTTAATACGATAGGTTTTTCCGCCAGTAAAGGTGCCAGAACCTGTGATTGTCTCTTTCTCTTTACCACTTAATCCAGTTCCTTTTCTATATCGAACTACTCTAAGATCCCTTTTAAGTTTTAAATCATTATCATCAGTCTTGATTACAATTTCTCTTGCAAAAACACCAGAAGTAACTAAGTTATCGTCAACCTTTAATCTAAAGTCAACTTTAACTCTACCACCACCTGTAACTTTAAGGAATAATTCATCACCCCTTTTAATTATGGATGCTTTGGGTTTTGGTTGAGGGGGTGACTTGACAGGAACAGGAACTTCCTCCCTCTCAACAGCAGCAGGATTGAATGGGAGCACTCCAAATCTATTCAAGAAATCAGAGTCTCTACCGGCGTCTGGATTGATTTTCCAAAGTTTTCTATCTGCCTTGTTAATGTAATCCAAGGTGTTGAATACAACTTCAGGTTTATCTCCCGTGGATTGTGTTGATCTGCCGGTTTCTTTTTCTGGAGCGACTCCTTCAACTCTGAATTTTAAGTCATAAGTGCTCCTACCTTTATCTCCAAAGACACGTCTTTTATTGGACGGAGTAAACTCTCCACTTCCACAACGAATCTGCATATCATCATTATCATTTGCGGATGTAATAATATCAGCAAAGATAATATCAGACTTTCCAGAACTCTCTAATCCTTTGCCACCTTTTGTAAATGATCCTCTCTTGAGTGTTCCTTGTTCTAGTTTAACATTCTCAACAACCTTTGATAACTTAATGGTTTCTATTTGCTCACCTTTTCTAGCGTTTGTTTGCCTAAAAGTCTTACCAGCAACTTTTAACTCACCAACTGCCTGTCCATTACTACTTGGAGACTCACTCCATCCTAATCTTAAAGTAACTCTACCATTTCCCTTAACGATTAATTTAGATCCATCTGGACTAAACTTAGCACTTGTTCCAGGGTCTGTTGATTCAATTGAAAATCTAGAATCAGTATCATTCTGGAAATCAGCATCTGTATATTGAATTTCTTTATTTGAAACACCTCCAGGAACAATTTGAGCCCTTGGACCCCTACCCTTTGTTCCTGGTTCTGCTATTTCGATATTATATTCTTTTTCGCCGGATGAAGCTCGACCACTAGATACTGCCTTCACATTATAGTTCACACCGGGTAAAACATTTACTGTTCTACTATAAGAATATCTTTTACTAGTGGTTTTTTCTGGTTTAAATGTGAAAGAATCTCTTCCATCTTCAGAGGTAAAGGTATATCTAATTAATTGATGAGATTTGCTGCCTTGACCATACACACGGAATTCAACAGGTACTTTACCTGTTGATTGTGGTGCTTTTATTCTTTCCTTTCGTGGATTATTAATTACATCACATCTAATTTTGTGGACACCTGCTTTGACAAATTTCTTGGCAACATCTGGTCCACCCTTAAATTTTCTAAACTGAAATATGGATTCGTTGTCAATATATACTTCACCGACATTATCTGCCATCGCTTTGAAAACATACTCACCATCATATGGAAAGTTTTCTGCATAAACAATTGAATATTGAATTCCTGCAAAATCACTACCAGGCACATTTGATGGTGGAACTGGAGAGATAGCATATGAATTCATAAAACTATCATCAATTTTTTTAACAACTTTTGTATCCGGTTTAAATTGACCAGAGTCCTCTAGTTGATAAGTTAAATCAAAGGTGCTATGACCATCAATTTTTCTTCTATTGTCTGTCTTAAATTTACCTTGAGTTACTTCAATTTGTAAATCATCATTATCATTTCCACTCTTTACAAAATCTGCAAAAATTTTATTACCATCAGTAAATTTATTACGTTCTTTTGGTTTTCTGCCAAAAGAATTGATAAGACCTTGCTCTACTCCCCTACCCTTATATCTTCCTGATGCATTGACAGTATAAATTGTGTTTGGTTTTACATCAATTTTAATTTTAACAACTTTATTGTCTGGAAAACTCGCTGCTTTAATTTTAAATTTATGACCACCATTTTTCTCAACAAAGGTGAACATTAAATTTCTGTCAACCTGATTACCACCCTGAGTATAAACTTTAAACTCTACTTGTTTTAATTTTTCTTTTTTTCTTGGGATATTTTTAACTGTTCTTGAACCACCCCATGCCCAGTGCTGAACATCATACTTTACAATTGATTTTTTATTTTGACCATGAATTTCAATGGGTTTTGCTTTTCTTGTATCCCACCAACCATTACGAATACTTTCTAAAAATGTTTGATATGCGATTATCTCTCTTCTAATTGGATCAACCCTAAGAGATGCATACAGTGATGGATCCCACTCACCCAAGTCCTCACCATCAGCACCAAATCTTCTACCAAAATTTGTTATTGGTGGAGCACAGTTAGAAAAATCATACTCTTCAAAGTCCTCTTCACGTTCAAACGTTTGAAGAGTTCCTACTTTATCAGGAGGACAAAGACTCGCAATTGCTACAGCACCTGACCCCACAGCATCTAAGTCAACGATACTTACTTGAGGTGGATATCTATAACCATATCCACCATCCACTAGGTCTACTGCAAGAAATGATCCATCTTCACCAATAACTGGATTAGCAACAGCACCAACTCCGCCACCACCATTAATATAAATTCTAGGAACCCCAGGAGTTCCTTTGGCATCTTCTTTAAATGATCCGTCTGCGTTGTAAATATCTAACCCAAAAGTATTTTTACTACTATCATCACACCCACTTGTGGGTATAGTGTTTGGTAAAAGATCATCAACGGAAAGTCTGTTTACCTCATTGATGTTGAGATATCTTATTTTATCCCTATTCTTAAAAATAAACTGTGTCCCAGGATTTAATTGGGCATACTGATTTGCTTCATATCTACTGACACCATCAACATATCCTCTATCAGTCGAGATATACCCGACTTTAATGTCGCAAATAGTAGCAGGACCGAAGAGGTTGAATGACATTATTGATTATATCTTGTCTTCATATTTTGTATTTATCACGCTATATCGACACTAACTGCAGAGGAATTAACTCCACTTGGAGCGCGATCTTGCTGACCACTAGTTGGTTGAATATAACCAATGTCTTCACCTGCACTAGCTGTTTTGGTAGAATCATCTGATGTTGCTTTTTCAATTGCTGCTGGACTTGGAAGATTAGCATCTGGTTGACCCGCACCGCCACCTTGTAGTGTATAGTAATCATCAACAGGACAGTTTGGTTCAAGTTCACAACCAAAGATATTCAGTTTAATATTTTCAAATCCAAACGCTGCAGTCAAACTACCAGAGATATCTGGAACTTTATTCATTATACCATCCAATGCACCACTTACACCAGCAAGTTGTTTTTGAATGTCATCAAGAAAATTATCTAGGTTTTCGATGATTGAATTGTTTGCTTCTTCAATCTCTGGTTGAGCAGTTTTGAATACTCGTGCGGTGATACCCTCAGCATAACATGCAGGCACTTTAGGTGCCAATCTTCTATAAAGTGCATCATCTCCATTAGCACTCTCTGCTGCACGTTTTGCTTTGTTTTCTAAATTACCTAATCCCAATGCATCGTCAAGAATACTTTTTAGCATATCACACAGTTTCCCTGTGAGTTTATTGTAAAGACAAAGTATTAACTCGGTAAGGATTTTTTTCATGTCAGCAAACAAGTGCCTCATACTAGAAGGCAATGCTGCCACGACCGTAGTCAATGCTTCGTTCAATTTTTTAAGGACAAATTCCATCACTTTGTCCATGATTGGTTTCATATACTTCGCGATCTCACACGCCACATCATGTAGAACCTTACGAATATCATCAATTACATTTGATACTCTATCAATGTAACTTTGAAATGTGCTGATATATCCTTCTACTTTCTTTACAAGGTTGTCAAGAGCAGTTTGTATTGCTTTTGCATTTGATGTCGTAAAACTACAATTACTTAAGATGACACCTTTATCCTGATACATGCTGTGTCTTTTTGTGTCACCAGCAGAAATTACAGTGACATCATCAACACCCTCTAAAGTTGGACCAGGATGAACTGGTGCAACTGGTGAATTATTTTTTTTGTGGCGATTGAGAATTCCTTCAGAGACTCTTCTCTTTTTCAGGTCCTCGTATTCAGGACTGCCCGGTTCATATCCAAGTGCCTCTGCTTCAGCAATAGCACTTCGCATGTCAGCAAACTGCTCATCTGTAAGAGGTTTGCTTGGATCTAATCCATAATTATTATTAGCAGATAATCCATCACCTTGCTGTGCTGCATCTTTAATTTGATCAGCAACAACATCCTCTTTCTGCTGCTCAATAGGTTTTGGTTTTGTAACCCTTAAATCATCATCAGGGATGATTGGGTTAGGACCACCTTCAGCAGGAACATTGGGTGGTGGATTTCTACCTTCAGCAACACCGCTAGTTGCAAGAGGTCCTGGTGTATTATTATTGACTCTATTATCACCAACCTTTGCAGACAGTGGCACCTGAACATTATGTCCAAGTACTCCCATGATGACTGGAATTTGTTGATCCTGTCCATCAAGAAAGAATCCAAACACCATCATACCTTGTCTAAGGTTTGAAGTGTGAGTTGCAGAAGTTTGTCCGCCACCACCGGTGACAGGATACATTATTTGTGCCCAGGGTAATTGATCAGAATCAATAGACTCTTCACCTTGATCGTGAAGACCGATGATTCTTACTTTATATCTTCTACCCCAACCATCAGGTTTTTGAGTTTCCTTATGTTTTCCAGGCAGAATGTTATCTCTCCAGGTGGCGTCGTCAGCAATCTGACCAACCCACCAGAGAAAACTTGCTCCTAAAAATCCTGGATTAAATAAAGATCCGCCTTCCATCAGTCGTCATAAATTAAACATTCTGGTTCAGATGGATTCTGATCACAATAAAGTTCTAAGTATGTTGGATCATGGTGATCACCACCATCAATTTCTTTCTTGTGGTGTTCCACATATTCCTCTAATTCATGAAGTTCTCCCTCAATGTGTCGGCGCATTTGAGGGTTAGTTGTGGGATCTTGAAGGATTTCTTTGTCCTTCTCAATATGCTTTTCTATACTTTCCATTTTAGTTACTTGATTTTGGTTTTCTACCAAACGATTCTCTAACGAGATTCATTTTAGTAAGAGATTGTTTTGTATTAATTAAATGACATAGATCTGATATAATATATAGTCCCCCTTGCTGACGGTCAACTGTGTCATTTTTATTGTCTTTGATTTCAGGGGTATCAACA